CTATACAATCACGATACTGCTAAATGCGAACGTGACGTCAAGTATGCTATTAATGCAATCGTTTATGACGTTCTATATGGTGGAAACAGTGCAACCTATGATCAGGCTAAATTCTTCTTCTATGGTTTCTCAAATCAAGGAGCAACAATTAGTCCAGATCACAGAGTTCAAACTGTTGCCGCATATGGTCGTTTGAAGACTATCATTGGTCAAATTTTAGCTGGAACTACTGTAACTAAGTCTACAGGTAACTTGCTAACACAAGATACTACAGGTTCAAACGCAAATGCTGGAGAAATTACTAAAGCACAAGATTTAGTTCAAATTACAGCAGATGTTGTTGGTGCAACTAGTGTTACACAAGCATTGTCATTATTGCCAGCAACACGTACTGAACCTAGCGTAGTATGGGCAGATGCAGAATTCCAAACTGCAAAGACAGCAATTGATACTAACAGTGCTTCAATCATTGCTAACATTGTACGTGGTGCTCCATATACACAGCCGTTAAGTGGACCAAACTTCGTAGTTGCTAACGTCATTGATGACTTTACATTTAGATACATTACAAATGGAATTCCTTATGATCTAGCACCACGTGGATTCCCTAACTTGTTTGTGGCAGGATGGCAAGATGCTGTAGTACGTTCAGGTATGTTTGATGACCAAAACGGTATGTTCTGGGAATATGACGGAAAGAGTTTACACTGTGTTCGTCGTAACAGTACCAAACAACTTGGTGGTTTCTTGAATGTGACTAACAAGAGTAACGTGGTAAATGGTACCAACACTAACTTTACAAAACAGTTAGAAATTGGTAACAACATTGTTATTCGTGGTATGAGCTATAGAGTTAACAAAGTTGTTAGTGATACACAGATACAAGTAACTCCTGCTTATCGTGGAACAACACGTAATAACGTTGTTGGAACATTGACACAAGACTTACGTATTCCACAAAGTGAGTGGAGTCTTGATAAGTGTGACGGAACTGGCAGAAGTGGAATGGTACTAAACATCAATCGTATGCAGATGACCTATATGGATTACAGTTGGTACGGTGCAGGTAAAGTGCGTTTTGGATTCAAAGGAACTGACGGAGTAGTAATGTACGTACATGAATTCATTCACAACAACAAAGAAACAGAGGCTTATTTACGTTCTGGTAACTTGCCAGCAAGATATGAAATTAAGAACGGTAACGCACCAAGTTACGCTCCTAGCTTATATCACTGGGGTGCTTCTGTAATCATGGACGGTGTGTTTGAAGATGATAAAGCGTACTTGTTCACAGTTGCTTCTGGTTCTGGTGGTTCTGATACAATCAGTATTCCACAAGCACTAGTTGGAACAAACGTGCCAATTCTAAGTTTACGTCTAGCTCCAAGTGTAGACAACAGCTTAGTTGGTGCTTTAGGTGAACGTGATATTATTAACCGCATGAGTATTAACTTACAACAAGTTGGTCTAGTTGTTGGTAACAGCAACAACAAGCCTGCTTCCGTTAAGTTGATTCTAAATGCCGCGTTATCACAACAGGCATACTTTGCAAACTATGGTGCACCATCATTGACACAGGTTATTAAACACACTGGTCAAACTACAGATACAGTAAACGGCGGAGTTACAATTTACGAATTCCGTGCAGCCGTTAACAGCCCAGTTACAGCAGATCTAAGTGAAATTGCTGAAATTGGTAACAGTATCTTAGGCGGTGATTATGTCTATCCAAACGGTCCAGACATTATTACAGTTTGTATTGTTCCAACAGATACAAGTGCCGCAACAACAGTTACAGCACGTATTTCATGGAAAGAAAGCCAAGCGTAAGAGATTACGCTGTCAAACAAAAAGCCCCAGAAATGGGGCTTTTTTGTGACTGTAAAAATATTAGATTACATCTATGATGTCAAATACAGTTTCTAATTTTGTTCTAATTGTTTTATTGGTAAATGTATTGCGTAGACCTTGATGTAATGGCTTTGGTGCAAGATCCATAGTAGCCCAAGCCCAACCACTGTGCTCATAGTTTAATTTGGGTATAAATTCTTCTTCTACTATTAACAGGTATGTATGGTAATTAAAATTATCATCATTACTAACAAACAGTTCTAAAGGAATAGTTTTCTTTATTTCTGGTAAGAACCCTATTTCTTCAGTAATTTCACGTTTAAGTGCTTCGTATGTAGTACTGTCTTTATCTTCTTGTTTTCCGCCAACAATCCCCCAAGATTTAGCAGTTTTACCTTGGGTTCTTTGTAAGAATAAGAATCTTTTAGTGCTTTTTGAATAAAATAAAGCACCACTACATACTACTAGTTTGTTTATAGAACTATTTGCCATTTGCCTGCAGGATAAACACCTTCCATACTCTTAGTCCACTGTGCGCTGTCCCACTTATACTGCACACCAGTATAAGCATTAGTTATGTAGGTTAGTGTATTAGTCTGCTGGCTATTGAAAATAACTGTCCATTCAGTGCCATTATATTCAATTATGTCATTGGCATTAGCTATTAGGTCGCCCCATTGAGCAACACCTGGCTGACTCGCATTTTCAGGACCATAAGTTCTATCTGTGATGTTAATATCTTCTAATATTAGGTATCGTAGACCAGATGTAGCAATCCTATTAGTTGGTTTAGTAGGATCAATAATTGCATCTATGGTTCCTCTGCCAGCAATAACAGTATTAGTGGGCCAACTATCATCGAATGTCTTAAAATTTAAATTTAAAAGTGATTCGTTATCAGGATTTAATGAAATACTGGCTTGAGCCCAACGGCCATCTGGCTTCATAACCTGAACTTTACTTAAATTTGCCACGTACTTGCCAGGATATTTCTCTAAAATCTCTAACCAATTGATATCAACGCCATTTTTTGTTGTTTTAGTATTAAAAGAAGTGGTAGTGCTTTCACTATTGCTTAATAATTTGGCAGTATACAGGCCTTGACCACTATTATCTGTTATTAGTATGCCATAATTGTCAAAAGTAATAACTTGTCTGCTCATTAATGTGCCATTAATGATATCATCTGTAATATTTCCCTCTTCATCAAACACACGAGCAATAATACTAGTAATAACTCCCATGCGTTTCACTTTTGCTGGCGGACTTAACCAAATTGGTGCGCTAAAAGTCAAACTTGCTATTTCTAATTCTTGATCACCGCTTGGAACTACTTGATTAGTGTACTGTATGTCCATTAATTCCAATGTAGTTAAACTGGTCCAATCTAAATAACTGCTAGTTGTCTGTAATTCTACAGCAGGGTTGAATAATACAATAATTTGCTCTAAAATTTGTAATTTTTGATCAATATTTGTGGTCCAAATATCAGCTATTAAACTTAATTGATAAGGATTAGGCATTAAACGTTCAATAGTAACGTCAGCACCCTTATTAGCTGTATATTCGCCTAAATTTTCGTCCCACTCTCTTTCTCTTACATGAACTTTACTGACAAAATTAGGATCCTGCATACGTCCGCGACTTAATTCAAGATTATTAATGTAAACACTGATAAAAGGTGCTTGCATTAAAAAGTTTTCGCTGTTTTGTCGTAGTACTGCGGCGGCTTGTTTGTTAGCCGTACCAAATCTAACAGGAACTTCTTTCAAATTTCCTTGACTATCCTTATAACTAAAGCCACTTAGTGCTCTAATAAATTGTGTTAGATATCTTCTTATCTGTCCGTCATAATAATGTTGCATTAATTGTCTGCCTCAGGTTTTAAATTCTTTCCAACTTCCAAAGGTTTACTAATTGGTTGTCTTTCGTCAATGACCTTGTCTCCAATGGTAGTTTGATTCGTATTATTAATAAATCCTGTTTTTAATGTCTTACGTGTATTGGTGTTGCTTAATGTCATACGCACATTATCTTCAAAAACACGCCAACTAGAACCATTATACCTAAACAATCTTGTTGGTGAAAAGTCAGTTCTTAAAAAGAATGTGCCATCAACTGCTGTATCAGGAAATTGTGCGCCCATGCCACTCAAAGGATATCCATTTGGAGGCACACTGTCACCAATCAAATAGCCAATATAGTAATTTTGACGAGGACTCTTTAAAATAATGCTGGTATCTATTACTGGTATACCCTTATTTTGCAATTCTAACTCAGTAGGATTAATTAAAAATTCTGGTTCAGTAATAGATTCTGGAGTCCAAAGTTTATTTAGATATCTAATAACTCCTTCGTCAGTGGTACTAGTCATATAAAATTTACTAGCATCTATTTGTTCGCCGCTAGCATCTATTAGCATAACTTTTCCACTAGGATCAACTGGTACCATCCATAAAGAATCAGTATCGTAACCACTCATAGGCGCATCAAGCTCTGCTTGCGCCACAACAGCATTATTAATATCCATATTTCTATTATAACTGCTAATTAAATCTCGTAGCGCAGTAGTAGAATCATCACTTGCATATGGACTCAATGGATCTTCAGCAGGCTTGTCAAGTATATCTTTAAATTCTTGACTATCAACCAGTGGTTTACATTTGATTTTTATCAAATGTGGGTACCAAGTTTGACTAAATCCTTCTGTAGGTCTTAATACATCTTCTACAACATAAAATCTTCTAAGGGCAACAGTGGCTTCATTAAGCGCATGAGGATCTTTTAGGTGCGGCAACTCCAAAACGTCGCCAGCCATTAATTTTCTACCTATTCTTTTTACACAATCGTTTAAATGTATGTGAACAAATATAGTATCATTGGCTAAAAATAGTCCAAACTGCGTTAGACTCCAATCCAATTGTTGCATATTGTAGATACAACGCATGACATAGATGTCATCACTGTATCTCCTGTCTCTAGTTTCTAATAATAGTAAATCTTGTATACCCAATTCAGAAACACCGTGGGTATTTGTGGGCTGATCTGGGGTAGATTGTCCCTCTAATGGGTCTTTTGGGCCTAAATATTTGTGGATGTAGACATCCGTTCCCCCTACCATAAACTGTTCTAAAACAAGTCTATCAATAAAGGTGTAATCGTTGGCTTTTTCTGGGCGGTATAAACTGAGTCTTGGCATAGTAGTGTATTTATTGGAATATGATAAGGTAAATATAAGCATGAGTGACCAACTAGACGCCCTAAAAACCGAAAAAGAAAAAGTATTCTCATACGTCAAAGCCTTCTTGGGCGACGGCATGATTGATGTTGAGTTAGACCCAATACACTACGAAACAGCGTTAGAAAAAGCCATGGCAATTTATCGTCAAAGAGCCAGTAATGCCGTTGAAGAAAGTTATTGTTTCTTAGATATGGTACAAAATCAGAACGAATATATTCTACCAAGAGAAATCACAGTGGTGCGTGAAATCTTCCGTAGAAGCATTGGTTCAAGAACAGGGGGCGGGGATGGTGGAACGTTGTTTGAACCATTCAATTTGGCCTACACCAACACATATTTGCTTACAAGCTCAAATATGGGCGGTTTAGCAACTTACTACATGTTTGCAGGATATCAAAAATTAGTGGGTAAAATGTTTGGTAGCTACATTAACTTTACCTACAACCCACAGACACGTAAACTGACAATACAACAACGCCCACAAAGCAATGAACGACTACTTCTTTGGGTATATAATCACCGTCCAGACTTTGCATTTTTAGAAGACCCTTATGCAGGTATATGGATTAAAGAATATACACTAGCTGGATGCAAAGTCATGCTAGGCGAAGCCCGTGAAAAATTTGCACAAATAGCCAGTCCACAGGGTGGCACACAACTAAACGGTGGCGCACTTAAATCTGAAGGTCTTACAAGGATGAAAGAACTTGAAGAAGAACTGAAAAAAGGTGATCCTTCAGGAGTTGGTGGTCAAGGTTGGGGCGGTTATACCTGGGTAACCGGTTAATCAAAAGACTTGACTCTGTAACACAAATAACATAAAATATAGTATACCTTGGGGGATACTATGATTATAGGTGTGTGCGGATTCATTGGGTCAGGCAAAGATACTATTGCTGACTATCTTACAAATTTTCACGGTTTTAGAAGAGAGAGTTTTGCCAACAGTTTAAAAGACGCAGTTTCTCATGTCTTTGGTTGGGACAGAACTATGCTAGAAGGACGCACTAAACAAGCCCGTGAATGGCGAGAACAAGTAGACCCGTGGTGGAGTGAACGCTTGGGTATGCCAAACTTAACACCACGCTGGGTACTACAATATTGGGGCACTGAAGTATGCCGCAGAAGCTTTCATGATGACATTTGGATTGCTAGTTTAGAGAATAAACTCCGCAATAGTACTGACGATATTGTTATTAGTGATTGCCGTTTCCCTAACGAAATTAAATCAATCCGTGATGCAGGCGGAATCATTGTATGGGTCAAACGTGGTGAACTTCCTGAGTGGTATGAATGGGCTCTAAACGCTAATCAAGGGGAAAATGGCAATATGAAATGGGCCATTAGTAAACACAATCTAGAAAAATTTGGAATTCATGCTAGTGAAACTGCATGGGTTGGAACTAAGTTTGACGCTGTACTAGAAAATAATACCAGCATTGACGATTTATTTGAAAAGGTTAAAAATCTGGTAGAAGATCGCCTTGCTTCCACCCAAGTCCTTGTTTAACTAAAATTCTTTGACAATTAGCACACACTGTTTTTAGATTACTGTGTGTGCAGTTGTTTAAATCACCATCTGCGTGGTAAACATCAAAAATTACTGACTGTGTGCTGGTAACTCCGCATTTATCGCATTTACTTTTCTTTTTATAACCAGCACGTACCCATCTAGGTTCTTGTACAGTTGTGCCACGAGCACAACTATCACACATGCTTCTATAATATATCCTATCTTCCTTGTGATAATTTATAGCGGCTAGATTTTTACGACATTTTTTACACAACGGGCGATTCATATAATTAATTAGCCCTTTTCGTGCCCTTTTTCCTTTGGTATAACCAGTGAAATATTAAAAATATCACTAAATATTATGGACAAGGATCCCATTAAGGAGATTAGGACATGGCACAATTAGGATCACCTGGCGTACAAGTTAACGTCATTGATGAAAGTTTTTATAATCCAGCGACACCTGGCACAATTCCATTGGTTTTGATTGCCACAGCGCAGGATAAGACAAATGCGTCTGGAACAGGTGTTGCCGCAGGCACCACTTTAGCCAACGCAAACAGTTTATATTTGGCAACTAGCCAAAAAGATCTAACAGATAGATTTGGCGTACCATCCTTCCAAAAGGATGCTGGCGGAAATGCTATCCAAGGAAGCGAATTAAACGAATATGGTTTATTTGCTGCCTACAGTTATTTAGGTGCAAGTAACAGCGCCTACATTTTACGTGCAGGTGTTGATTTAGGAGCACTTTCTGGTACTGCAAATATCCCAGTAGGAGATCCAACATCTGGTACTTATTGGTTTGACACTGGTAGATCACGTTTTGGTATTTTTGAGTGGAGCGCAACTCTACAACAGTTTATTTCAAAATCACCTATTGTAATCACATCTAGCTCAGATACTACAGCAGGCGCGCCAAAATCTACAATTGGATCATTGGGCGATTATGCAGTTGTTACTGTGGGAACATTGGCTACAGAAAATAACGTATGGTACAAAAATACTAGTGGAACATGGGTTAAAATTGGTACAAGTGGTGAAACAGTATTTGGCGCCAATAACCCAACAATTTTAGACTGGACATCAAGTTGGCCAGCCGTTTCTTCTAAGAGCTTCACCAATGGTGAAATTGATTTAGGCAGCGCAACCTATGGTATGACCATTACTGTTGGATCAAGTGTTGCAACTGTTTCTTTCAACGGAAGTCAAAACGCACATCCAACAGTTGCAGAAATGGTAGCAGAAATCAACGACGCATTAGACACTGCTAGTATCACTTCAGTTGGCGCAAGAGTTAATGGCAACAAATTTGAAATTTTAGCAAACACAAACGTTGCGGTGGTATTTGGACCAGGTACTGATCCAGAAACACTACTACAAGTTGGTGCTACTTCCGCTTCAGACGACATTGGTATTTTAGCTGGTTCATACAGATCACCAGCTGTACAGTTTAGTGATCATACCAAATTACCATTTTGGACTAGTACAGATGCTACTCCAAGACCAAATGGCAGCGTTTGGTTTAAAACTACTGAATTTAATTTGGGTGCAAAGTGGGTTGTTAAAAACTTTAACAGCGATACACGTTTATTTGAAACAAAAGATGCTCCAGTTTATTCAGGCACAGTTGAAGCTTTATTCAAGATGGATCCACTAAACGGTGGTAGTGGTTTAGCTGTTGGTTCATTGTTTGTAAATGCTAATTTTGAACAAAACGGCATTGGTAGTTTTAAACTAATGTATAGAAAAAATTCTGGTTCAACAAGAGCCGCAGTAACAGTTGCTTCAAACGTGACTATTGTTAGTGCAACAGTGGGTATTGCAGAAACTGTTAAAAATACTTCGACTTTAAATGTAGTAAGTATTACCACAGGTACAAGTTTAGATAGTTTAAGAACAGCTATCAATAACAGTGCATTAGTAAATGTTACAGCTGACTATGTTGATGGTCAACTAGTATTGACACATGCTGAAGGCGGTGAGATATATTTAGATGGCGCAACATGGGGAACTTTAGGATTTAACAACACATTAGCTAATGTTTATACTGGCCCAATAGGGACCACTTATGAACTAAGAATTAGTAATTGGGCTCCACTAGCATCAATAGGTGACGGATACTTCCCACAAGCTACACAGCCAACAGATGCTCCAGCAGATGGAAAACTTTGGTACGCAACTTATCAAGATCAAGTTGATATTATGGTACACAATGGAACACGCTGGAAAGGACTTAAACAGGTATATGCATCTGCTCAAGTATTAGTACAAGCAACAAGACCATCTAACGTTGGTCGTAATGAAGGCGACATTTGGGTTGACTCTAGCAGTCAAGACAACTATGGTCGCACAATTAAGCGTTGGAATGTTACAAGCCAAACTTGGGACGCAATTGATGTAACTGATCACACAAGTCAATATGGTATTATTTTTGCAGACGCACGTTGGGCCACTAGTGGTAGTGCAACTGCACCAGCAACTATTGATGCACTAGCAAGTAGTGACTTTGTTGATTTTGATTGTCCAGATCCAGCGGCTTATCCACGTGGTATGCTACTATGGAATACTCGCAGAAGTGGATTTAACATCAAGCAATACAAGCGCAACTATATTAACACTTCTGAAAGAAACACAATTTTTGATGAAGCAATGACTAGCTACTTCCCAGATCGTTGGGTAAGTATCAGTGGCGCTGATCTAAATCAAGTTTCATATTTTGGACGTAAGGCACAAAGAGCATACGTTGTTGGTCAACTAAAAGTTGCTATCAATACAAACCAACGTATTTTAGATGAAGATAATATTTTCTTCAACCTAATTGCTTGCCCAGGATATCCAGAATTAATCAGCGACATGGTTAATTTGAATAGCAGTAGAAATGGAACTGCACTAGTAGTTGGTGACACACCATTACGTTTAGAAAGTAATGCAAGCTCACTAATTAACTATGGAACAGATTATTTTAATACTGGCATTGATGGAGAGCAAGGATTGCACACAAACAGTGATCACTTAGCAGTTTACTATCCAAGTGGATTAACAACTGATCTAACTGGTAGCAATGTTGTTGTTCCTGCAAGTCACATGATGTTGCGTACAATCGCAGTGAGCGACCAAAGAGCATTCCAATGGTTTGCTCCAGCTGGTACACGTCGTGGTGGTATTACTAATGCAACAAGTGTTGGTTATTTGAAAGATGGTAGCTTTATTCCAGTTAGTTTGAATCAAGGCGTTCGCGATCAAATGGCGCAAGTTAAGATCAATCCAATTACTAATATTCCAGGCGCTGGTTTAGTAGCATTTGGACAATACACAAAGACAGGTATAAACAGTAGTTTAGATAGAATCAACGTAGCACGTTTGGTAAGCTATCTACGTAGACAGTTAGGCATTATTACTAAACCATTCTTGTTTGAACCAAATGACAAACAAACACGTAGCGAGATTAAGAACGTTTGTGAAAGTTTAATGTTGGATTTGGTTAGTTTGCGTGGTATATATGACTTCATCGTAGTGTGCGATGAGACAAACAACACACCAAGCGTGATTAGTAATAACCAACTTTATGTTGATATTGCTGTTGAACCGGTCAAAGCAGTTGAGTTCATTTACATTCCTCTAAGATTGAAGAATGTAGGCGATATTAAGTCACGTCAATAATTAAGGAGCTATAAATGGCAATTTCAAGTTTAAGTAGATTTACAGTACCTATTCCAGGTGGCCAAAGCGCAACAAGCCAAGGCTTACTAATGCCTAAGCTCAAGTACAGATTCCGTGTACTTATGGATAACTTTGGCGTTACTAAACCAACAACTGAATTAACAAAACAAGTTATGACAGTTGCTCGTCCAAACGTTCAGTTTGATATGCAGACTGTGGATGTTTACAACAGCAAGATTTTCTATGCTGGTAAGCATACATGGCAACCAATCAATATGACCGTTCGTGATGATGTTAATGGTCAAGTTAGTCGCTTAGTAGGCGAGCAGGTACAAAAACAATTTGACATGTTAGAACAAGTAAGCGCATCTTCAGGTAGCGATTACAAGTTTACAATGAGAATTGAGATTTTAGACGGCGGTAACGGAGCACAGGATCCAAGCGTTTTGGAAACATTTGAGTTATATGGTTGTTTCTTAACTGATATTAACTATAACGAATTAACATACGCAGAAAGCAGTCCAGTTGATATTACAATGGCAATTCAATACGATAATGCGCTACAATTAAATGGCGCAGGTAATCCAAATGGTATCGGTACTTTCGTAGGTAGACAGCTACGTACTAGTTTAACTGGTTAAGAGACACGGGAGCGGATCAAAAGCCCAGATTTATTCTGGGCTTTTTTAATGGATAAATATCGTTATGGCCAATATCTTTACCAATTTTCTCAACAGTATCAGTGGTGATTTATCAGACACCAATTTAAAAGATTACAAACATGCCAATAGATTGTTTGTACAGAACTTCTATAGGCTAGCGCCTAAACATGGTTTTTTATATTTTGTCCGTTTTAGATTAAATCCAAAAGTTGCAGACGGTGAAGCATGGCGTAGTAGTAGACAAGATTTAGAATTAGGCATGTTGGTTAAAAAATGTGACCTACCAAAAATATCATTTGACGGCGGTGTTATTAATGTCTATAACAAAAAGCAACCATACTATTCTAAAGTAACATACCAGCCAGTCAATATGGTGTTGCATGATGATAATAAAGGTTTGGTAAGAGAATTTTGGCAAATGTATTATCAGTATCATAGTGCAGATAGTTATTATGGTGGCAACAATGCCGCGCCTGGAATTATACCTACTAACCCAAAAAATAGATATCAACAACCTACACCAGTAACACAACAGCAACTTTTAGAAAGATCTAATCCTGCTGATTCAAATTTTATTAACACTACAGATCCTGCTCGCTACGGTTTAGACGTTAATGCATCTGAACCTGTTCTACGCAGTATTGAAATTTACCAATTAAGTAGAAAACAATTTTTCCTACATACTCTAGTAAATCCAAAAATAAGAAGTTGGAACATGGATACCCTTGCTTCTGATGCAAAAGCAACATTAGAACACAATGTTACTATTGAATATGAAGGTCTATACATGGGCCAGGGTAAAGTTACTAGGTTTAATCCTAGTGGATGGACTGACTTACATTATGATTTAGACCCAAGTCCGTTAGGTGGAATATTTGGTCGCTTTAGTGGCGGACTATATGGCCCTAATGGTTTAATTGCAGATGGAACAAGTTTATTCCAAGATTTGCAGGACATGAAAGATAATCCAAATGCAGATGCTAGAGGCGGATTAGATGTAATACTTAGAGGTGTTCGTCTTATCAATAATGCAAATAATTTAAATCAAGATGTGGTCAACGCTGAAGTAAGAAATGCTACAATCAATTCTATTGGATTTGGATTAGTAAATGGAGTTACTGGAGCTGTTCAAGGATTGTCAGTACCAAGACCTACGTTTAGCGAATTTTATACTGAAGCAACTAGTAGATCAAATGTAAGTCCTAGAGCCGTAAATGTACAAATAGCACCATTAGAACAAAATAGAGTAACAATTTCAACTTCTAATATTGCAACAAATGTAAATTTAAATAACACTGCAATAGTTAATAATGCTATTGATGCATTACAAAGAAATCAAAACACATATCTAGTAGAAACATATAATAATTTGTCTGGATCACAGAAAAATGAATTATATAATTTAGCTGCCAAAGCTGTAACTCAAATTTATGAAAGCGAATCTAATCCTGATGTCGTTTCATCTGCGGCAGCAAGACTATTGATAGGTGGTGGTACAGTTTCTTATTATGTAGAATCTAATGCTAGTACATTGAGCACAACTGATGAATCAGATTCAATAGTTAGAACTGTTTTAACTTCGTTACTAACAAATTTAGAATTAAAGAAAGTCTACGATAAAATGCCAGAGTCATTGATAGTGGCTATTAATAAAAATGCTTCTAAAGCCGCTAATCAAGTTTTAGTTGATAATGGAACATTAGAAGATGCAAATGTGGCGGCTAAGACATTATGGACTTTTGAAATAGCTAAATTTGCTGTTAACAATTTTGAATCAATAAATGGCCTATTTTAAATATGACAACATATAATAATTTACCTAACAGTCCAGACAAGAACAGTCTTCAAAAAGTTGTTAAATATTTTGACAACTATTATTCTAAGCCAATTGATTTGGTAGTTGAAGATATTGATCTTTTAAAAGGATTTTTTGAAAGTAAAGGATTTGAATCGTCAGCGGCAGAAAATATAACCTATGTTATTTTAAAAACTGCCAAAGAAAGTAATTACAAGCCACAGGAAATTATTGATTCGTTAAAAGGTTATAATCCATTACAGCTAAATGAATTTTTATTAAGTATAATGAACTACAACAGAGTAAAAACCAGTAGTCTTGGAATCATTTATAAAACCAATCCTATTAACTTGGTACAAAGAAATATAAGAGCATGAGTTTAGGTAATTTTTCTAAAGGTAAATTTCTTTTAAAAAATCCTTCAAAGTATGTAGGAGGTAGAGAACCTATATACCGTAGCAGTTGGGAGTGGACTTTTATGAATATGTGTGATAGTCATCCTAACATCACAAACTGGGCCAGTGAAAGTGTGAAGATACCTTATCAAGATCCTTTATCTGGCAGACAAACTGTTTATGTACCAGATTTTTTAATACAGTATGAAGACAAGCATGGCAATAAAAGAACTGAACTAGTAGAGATCAAACCTGCTAGTCAAATGCTTAAGGAGCGTGTAGGTAAAAATGTTTACAATCAGGCACAGTATGTAAAAAATCAAGCAAAGTGGGCGGCAGCAGGGGCCTGGTGTAAACAAAACGGAATTGTCTTTAGGATAATTAATGAGCAAGACATATTTCATAATCCAAAGAAAAATAAAAGATGACAAAGAAACTTGAAGAACTACTAGACCTGCCACCAAATCCAGATAAGAAAATATCGGCAGAAATAATTAAACCTGAGGAAATTCAGGAGACCGCAGAACAACGAATTCGTACAATAGAAGAGTTTGACAAAATCAGCTCTGCACTGCCTCAGGTCAAAGGCTTGGGCGAATTAAGTGATAACGAATTAGATGCTTTGGCTCAAAGAGCCACAGATGCTTATGATGATCTCATGGATCTAGGTATGAATGTAGAAGCACGTTACGGATCAAGAATATTTGAAGTAGCCAGCAGTATGCTGAAAAATGCAATTGAAGCTAAATCTGCTAAGATAGACAAAAAACTTAAAATGATCGAATTACAGCTCAAAAAACAAGCCCTAGATCAGAAGCAGAATGGGGACGATGGAAACCTAGTTGAGGGCAAAGGATTCGTGGTCACTGACAGGAATAGCCTGTTGCAAAAGTTAAAAAACATAGATAAATAAATCAAAGGGTCATAGAGTTATGAAAACTTTAAAAGATTATATTACTGAATCATTCGAAAAGAAGAAGTATGTCTTCAAGCTGAAAATCGCTGGGGATATCACAGAAGATCAAGAGAAAAGCATCAAAAGTCTACTTGAAAAATACGGTGTTGACAACTTTACAAAACAAAGCACAACACCTATCCAAGGACTGCCTTTGGATTTTCCTACATTGAGAAATGTTAATGTCAGCATCTTTGATGTATCTTTAAATTATCCAACAACACCTCAAGAATTACATGAGTATCTTTGCTCAGGTGCAAAATTAGGAGCAGGCAATGTTGTTGTACGTAATCCAAATGAGCCAAGCGAAGGCTATCAAGCAGAAACTGATGAAAAGCGTAAAAACGCTCTACTAGACGACCCAAATTACAAAGAACTACCAAAAGTTAAATCAGATGATTATTATGGTAGCAAATATAATCAGAGCCTTTTAAAAGATCTTGCTAAAGAAAGCAAGGCACGTGCAAAAGATCGAGGAGAAAAGGTGCCTAGTGAAGGTTCTAAATCATCTCCTGAATTTAGTGAAGGTTCAAGCACAAGTCCAATTAGCGGGAAGAAATAATTATGAATTTTAGAGAACTCTTTACTAGATTAGATGAATTAGATCAGTCAATGCCAGATAAGATGTCAATGCCAGATCTGGTAATGGCAAATAAAATGTCAAAGATGCAGGGTACTAGTCCAACAGGTTCTGAAGTTGATCAAAATCCTACTTCAATTTCTCCTAATGCACAAGACAAAATTCCTGGCAAACAACCAGATTACGATAAACCTAATCAGTTGTCGCCAGAACAATTAAAGGCACTACAGTTTCCAAATCAAAAGCCAGATGCTGAGCCAGCCAAATATAGTGATCCAAAAAAAGACATTGAACTTATGAAGGCGGCTCTAGGAGCAGTTGCTGGTCAACGAACACAGCCTTCACAGCCAACTATACAACCTAACACCAGTGCTAGTGTACAACAACAAAAAGATGTTGAACAAGGTCCTAGAAAAATTGACACACCTAAGCCAGGTGAACCACTAGAAGAAGCAAGAAGAAAAGAATGGTGGGAAATAATTAGAGATAGAAAGGACACCGTCAAATCGTATAAAGACGTTGCTACCGGTGATAGTGCTGATGCTAGAAGAATGAGAGCTTACATTGCTCACGTTAAAAAAAATCCAGGCGATATATGGAAAGTATCGGATGAAAATTTGAGACAACAAATTGTAGACAATCTTGATGCAAATACATGGAAACTAGCCAAGGCCGCTGATCCTAAGCGAGGGGCGTCAGCTGATAGTTCGGCACAAGAACGTCCTCCAGCATCTGATACAAATTCAGCTGACGCAAAAAAGAAAAAAGATGAAGAGGAAGCCGCAAGGAAAAAAAGAGAAGAGGAAGA